CTTGATCTTGCCATCATAAGCTCTGTCGACCTTTCTGAGGTTCTCAAAAAGTTGAAGTTGACCAATTTCCCCACCATTATTCTGGGCAAGGTAATTGTTTTGAAGAGAATCGTATGGCACGTATGCCATTGCAATCTCCCCTCCATTGTTCAAAAGGGTTCCCATATAAGTCACGAGAACAGCCATTGCAACAGGACGAACTTCTTGAAGAACGCCAGCATCGGTGTAAACAGCAGAAGATGAAAAATTTGCAGCAGTGATGGTGACATAAGTCGCAGAAACTTGACTGACGATTGGGTCAGGAGTAGCATCAGCGAGTCCAGATTGGGCGTTGTCGAGGCAAAAACCAACAAAGTTCTTTCCAGGCGAAGAAGCAACTTGAGCAGTTGCCGAAGCAATGTAAGTTGTGTTTATCGCTGTGGTTGGAGTCGATTGTTGATTGATGTTGATTCGAGTAGCCTCTCTGGATGTCGACACAAAATTAATCGCCTCAAAAGTCGAGGACGTGTTGCTGATTTGAAATTTTGCTGTGATTGAAACATTCCAATCACCAAATGGAAGAACAATAATACCAGCAGTTGTTGTGGTGAAACCTGGAGCATTGGGAGAATAATACTGAATCAGTGGAGCAGTGTTGATGGAATCTTGAACACCACCTGCACCACTTACTAAAACAGTTCGGCTTAAATCACTTGAGGCACCGACAGTGAAGCTTGTTCCTTGGTAGGATGGAGCTTGTGTTGTTAGGAAACCTTCGTTTGAATCAAGTCGAGGATCATTTCCACCTGAACTGCCCAGGTAAGAAGAAGCTGCACCCCAGTCAATTTTGTCCCAAGTGGACGTAACTGCAGTTGCATGAGCTGCCGAAGCAACAGCTGCTTGGTAATATGTTGGATCTGAAAGATCGCCGAGTTTTGGTGAAACGGCGAATGAAAAACGACCAGTATTGTACTGGTCTTGTGAAATTGGGACTGAGAAAGAATTGATTGATCTCAAGACTCCAGTTGGCCTTGCGAAGCCATCAGGTACTCGAGCAATATTTTGTGCTGGATCAGCCATCGTTTTGACGTAATCATACGTTGGATTCCCTTTGGAAACGGTGTTTCCGGTGTTGTTCCAGAGTCTTTCTCCAGTTCCATTTTTAAAAATTGGCCGTGGTACCTTATTTGACAAGGGAAAAGCACCACGTGGCACCCTGACCCGAGTTCGCACAACAGGAGCAACAAAGTCGCGCATCTTGAGAGGACGCGCTTTCTTTTTCGCTGCTGAAATTTGGGCGATTCTCTGGTCATATTCTTGTTTGGTGATCTTCCCATTTTTGAGTTTTTTGTTGAGTTTGCTTCTTGGTGAAGGCATGTATCCTTGTTGAATTATTGGGTTCCCCAAATAATTTCTTTTTGTCACCTCCAAACCACCGTCCCTCGAAAGGGACTGACGAAAGTATTCAAGCGAAAAACAAGAAGTCACATCGGTAATGCTCACCGGATTCGGAACTTCGATATCAGATCCCTCTTGACACAACCAGAATGAATGGCAACCCCCAAGGGTTGGAATTTTTCTATGGGCCAATTGCAAGGGATATTTGTCCTGAAGATAATCAAGGTAGTCTTCAACCACCTTGAAAGTATCAAAATCGAACGAAACCAAAAGAAGCAATGTCACAGCGCGATCAAAAACTTGTTCGATCGTGTATGAACATTCATATTTTTCAAGCGTATTCAAAGTCTTGAGAGCAGAAAATTTTGGAACGTAAGTTTTCAACTGGTCGTTCCATGTTGCGGTTAAACCAAGGAAAGTATGACCTTCGAAGGTATCCGTAACAAGATCTTTTTCTCTACTAAGATCGCACCCATGTTTTTTGTACCCCATTTGTCGGGGCTCAAACTCACCAAATTTGAGGGATTTTTCAGCTACTATGAGATGGTCATCTGCATAGATGGCAAGATTGATTTTGTTCCGATAGTCCTCAAAAAGAGAACAGCCATATCTTTGTCGCCAGAAATCGCAAAGGACATAAAGATGTCCAATACAATTGTCATCGGTTGTTGACGTTTGACCTGAAGGATTTCCGAACATCTTCTGAAGAACTTGACCAGTGGTAAGACCAATGTACGATTCCATTATTTCTTGGTAATAGTAATTAGTACGTTGCCACCATTCTTTCTCAGACATTCCCTTCTTGTCCCAACAAAAGAAACGAATTTCTTTTATACAGGCAAATAAATCATCGATCATTCCCGAATCCCACTTAACACAATCTCCTTCAATGACCTCGAGTTCTTGAATTCTCGAAGACAACTCAATTAACAGGGATCGAAATCCACCATGCGTCATATTGAGTCCATGTTTCAATGGGGAGGTTCTGTAAAATTCCGGAGTACACATAGCTTCGTTCATTGCTTGATACATCCTAGCTGTCGCCAGAAAAGCATCAAAAGGTATAATAGTAAAACCTCGGATGTCAACATCGATAAGTTTTTGGAGTTTCAAAAGTTCAACCTTCCCAGCTTGTTTCCACAACCAGGGATAATTTCCCAAATGGGCAACATCCCAAAATTTTTCGAAGTAGGGCATCATTTTCATCAGAGCTTCATCCTTCTTACAAATATCAAACCATTTTTGAGCAACCAAACCAGTGACGGCATCAGGATTGACCATGACATCGTCAAAGGGAATAATTGAACATTTGTCTTTCAGTTTTCGAAAGAACTGTTTAACATCATAAATTGCCCGTTTCTTTTCAAACGCTGAAACTGGATTAGGATAAGGTTTGTCATATTTCAGAACAGTCTTATTCACACCTTCATGCGTTGAACAAGAAACATGAAAGGCATCATGATTATATTCAACATTTTTCAAAGCACAAAATTCACGCCAGTCATGGTCAATCTTTTCCCTCCATTTCGAAAATTTAAGGGATTGAGACCATGGAAGAAAACCACAAGAGGAAAGGTTGACTAGACCATTCTCTTGGATTATTGGAGCTTTCGGATTAATGCATGAAGTTCGCAGGGAACTCCACCATTTGACCAAGCCCCCACTTCCATCTAATGCTGGGTGGGGGACGTCACATTTTTTGAATTGTGAACGTCGATTGCTTTATCGATTTCATCTTTGACTTGGGCGTATGGTATCCAATGATTGACATTGTTGTGAAGATCCCAATATTGGTGGAAACCAACAGGTTGTTTTGTTTTTGTGTCCCACACTAATGAGGCAGAAGTGCCTGGATAAGTGGGGATATGATGAGTAACACCTTCAACCCATCCAACGGGAGACCCCATGTCAAGGTCTTTTCCATTGTATGTGAAGATTCCTCCATAAAACCTGCGTCCATCATAATTGGCAAAATTCACGTTGGGACCATTGAGCTGAACAGCCCCGGAAACTTTGTCATTGACACATTCCAAGATCAAGTTGTCTCTTTCCTGATCTGGGTTTGCGTGAACAACAATTCCACACCTCAAAACAGCATTTGCTGGGTTTTTGTCTCCCCAAGCAGTTGTTTTAAAATATATTTTGTCTCCTGGAACATACAATCTTCCATGGTGCTTTGGAGCTCCTTTCCCAAGAGCGAAATCCATAATGTGGGTACAAGTATGGAGCATCATTCTCGAGAAGAAACAAGCACCAGATGGACGATCACGATCAGTTCCCCAAAGCATATACAATTTCTTCTTGTATCCATCTGGCAAATGATCACCATCTGGACACCCCTCAGGTTTTTTTACCGAAGTTGTTCTGGTTTCAGGACCAACGTCCTTCATAACCGTAGGAACAAAAAGTCTTTTTCCTTTCCAAAGAACAATGCAACCAATTTTGGGACCATGTGTGAATTTTTGAAACTCAACAAAAGTTCCATAATTGGTGGCACCACCCTTTTTCCAAGACACTCTGTCATCCTTTTTAAGGTCCTTAATTCTCTCAGGAATCAACCCAATCGAATTAGGTTTGTTCAAAGCGTCACCGCTAATCACAACAATTTCCTCAGGTTTCAAAGATTTCTGAAGTTCAGTTATCTTCTTGAGTTCAGCTTCAGCATTTCCAATCAGTTTTTTAAGACTGTTCTTCGATGCCTCTTGCTCAACCTCAGAAGTTTTCTTTTCAGGCTTTGAAAACTTTGGCATTTCCTTTTTAGGCTTGGTCTTGGTGGGCTTTTCGGGTTCAGGTGCAGCCACCTTAGGGACAACCTTCTTCTTCTCCTTTTTTGCAGGAGGAGAAGTTGGAGGCAATCCCTCCTGTCGTTTCTTTCGATAGTAACCAACTCGAATTCGGGCGTACCCTCGTTCTTGTGCAGTTCCTGTCAAAAACTTTTTGTATTCGTCTTCCCAAGCTTTTATATTTTCACGTTCTTCCATAAGTTGCTG